TTGATGTTTTTCAATACATTAAGGGAATCTCTAACTCTTGCAGAGCCTCCAAGATTTACGCCTATTACGCCTTTCTGACCAGTTAGGTCACTTATTTTATCAAATGTAATATTATTTACCATACTTTTAGTGGTCAGGGGAGGTATCGAGCCTCCCCAAACCTTGTCTTTATACTGAGCTATTACCTCTCAGATTTCAGATTTTTTTACGCATTTACAGCAGTCGTCTCGAAATGTGCTGATAATGTTGGATTTTCTATTTCAGAAATTAAATTTCCTTTATAGATAATAACATTTGCAACACCGGGATACCAAAAATCCAGAACTGTACCACCTGTGCCACCGGCACTTGCTACAGTATCTAAATTAAAGTGAACCCTAAGAAAGTCATCGCCATTATCAGCTATTGCTGTTGCATAGTCTAATGAGGTAGGTGCACCTTCGTCAGCATCACCGACAGCGACTGCACCACCCTGTATTTTACTTGTTACATAACCAATATACAGGTCATCCAACACTGCAATACCCAGAACAACTTTGATATGCATACCACCATTAGAGGTAGTTGCTTCAGGAAGTCGTAGGTAGTTACCATCAGCCATTGCAACATTTACAAGAATGGTTTTATCTCCACCACGCCAGATTTCGTTACTGTAATCGTAATTACCGGTTGAGGTAATGTAAATAGTCTCATCGCCATAAGCATTTTTATACATATGTGAACTTTTAGCCATTATTCATACCTCCTATGTAGCAGCCGTTCCAGCTTCATCAGTAGCTAAAATCAGTGAGCTTTCGTTGATACACGCAATTGCATTGTTTTGATTAATTGCAGCTGCGTTACCTGTAGAAAACACATCTGACGAACCGACACCACTTGAAGCACCAGCAACACCTTCAGCAACATAATCAGCCCGGTTGTAACCATTAATGGTTGCAGCCCCAATTTCAATTGTGTTCTTATGGTCATCAACTTCATCAGTAAAATGCAATGCTTCTGCAACGCCTTTACCTATAGCTGAATTACCAAATACAATTGAGTTGAAGATTCGACTTGTACTTCCTATTGAAGATGCAGCAAATCTATCATCTGTTGATGTACCGAAAAATGTTCCGGTATCACCATCTGTGCCAACACCAGTACTGAATTCACGAATACCAACAATATCTTCGTAAATACAGAAACCAGCATAATGTGCTACAGCACCATTAAGTTCCGGTGAATCAAGCATCTTTGTAGACCAAGCTTCCCTTTGGGCGTTCTGAAAAGCAGTAACTGCCCATAGGTTTTGTATCGACAATGGATGCATGACTATTGCCCAAAATCTGTAACCAGATTTTGTTACAATCTGAGGAATCTTGAGTTCCATACATTTCGTCCTTAATGAACGAAGTGTTGTTGTACCCATTCTGTGAGTGGCTTCATTTCCACTACCACCATGCACCTGTTCTGCTACATTAGCATAGGTTTTAAGGTATTTCTCAGTTCCAAGAGTTGTCAATGTTCCATCAGCTGTTTGTGAATACCAGTTTGGATGAAAACGCTTTGCTAACCCAAGACCATCACTATTTGTTCCATAAGACAAGTTGGGTGAACACCCTTCGTAAAATGTCTGGAAAATAGATTGGTTTTCCCATTTGGAAACCCATTCTGATAGTTGTGGTTGTGCCTCGTTATAGAGTTTAAAAACCTTCTGTCTTTGCTCCGACATAGAACCTGATTTCTTCATCACTGCTTTACGATATTGATTAACATAAGAACGCAACCAATTCATGGACTGGTCTTCACCAGTACCTTTTAGAACAGTATCACCCATAACTGGGCTTCCTGTAAGCTGTTTCAGGAAAGGAATGAGCATATTATCTCGTCCCTGCTGAATGAACTGATTCAGGATTTCAATTGGTTTACCAGAGGGTTTATAACTCGGGTTACCATTGTCGTCCTTACTAATGTCAACATTACCACTAAATTTAGCGAAAAATGTGTTATACCAAGATTCTCTTCGAAGCTTCTCGTTTAGAACTTCAACATTCGCAATAAAGGATTGTGTTGATTCCATGAGATTTTTCTCCTTTTAGTTTAACTCATATTTTTGACAAGCCTGTTCAAATCTGTGTCAGATAAGTTCTGCAACAACTTTCTACGCTCGGGTGAAGACATATCGTTTAATCGTACAAGTTTGGCATTTTTGCCGGAACCTGTTACATCTACCCTCTCTACGACTTTATTTGATGCAGAGGCTATGTCGTTTCTCGCCTTTTGCTCCCCCTGAACTGCATAATGCTTAGTCACCATATCCATGCCATATACATCAATTAGTGCCTTAGCGTATGAATTTCCATCTAATCGACCATTAGTTGTATAATTCATTGCCTGTTCAGTGAGCTGCCCGAAATCGTTGTCATCTATTTCCACACCATCCTGTTTGAACTGTTCAGACTGTTCCTGCATAAATGCAATATTATCCGATTCGTTCATTCTGGTTTGAACTGCCTCTTCGCTGGTTTTAATCATTAAATCCCTCTCCATGTTGTCCACAACAACCTTCTGGTCGCTATAGTCCGGGTCGTACTGGTCAAGATTGCTAAGTTTATCCCTTTCACCATGTAGAGCATTGCGTATTTCATCAGAAGATATCTGATTAAACACTTCTTTTTCATTCATCTCTTTTGGTTTAGATTCGATTGTACTTCGCAACTGACCCAACTCGTCACCCTGTTCGGAGATTTTGCGTTGAGCGTTCTGGTGCATCTCGACAACTTCATCGAGTGTTTTATCCTGATACATTTCAGGATACTCTTTAGTGGATGTTTCTTCTGCTTCCTGATTATCCGATGCTACTTGTCCATCATCTGGGGTAGCTTCCGGTTCCGATTCAGCTGAATCATCTACAAGATAGATTTCTCCATCTTGTTCAACAATACTACTTTGTTCAGGTGTCTCTACCTGTTCAGTATTGCTCTCTAAAATCTTTTCGGCTTTAGTTTCTGCCATGTCAGCTTTTGTAGCCATGTTATCAACATTTAACTCTACTGCTTTATCTTCCATTATCTGTTCCTCATTTTAGCTAAATAAATACCTCTGTATATGTCTGAGCGTTTAGAACTTCCAACCTTACCACCCTTTGACATCTTTACCAGTTCTCTCATTTGAGCAAGAAATGGTGACCTTCTAATCTTTTGTTTACCAACAATTGGTGTGTTTGCTATTCCACCAGCTTGGAGATTTTTAGGTTTTACTCCTGCTTTAGCTTTTTTAGCTTTATATGCCTTTATTCTATCTTCAAAACTCATCTCTTTTGTAGCCTTAAATGAAGAATCTATTTTTGCCTTAGCTTCATCAAAACCAGCAGTTTTAAAACTAGATTCCTGAACCAACTTATATGGCTTAGGTTTTTTTGTTTTTAAAGTATCAACCTTACCACCTAATTGAAACCCCGGAACTCCAATTTTTTTAAAAACCTCAGCAGCTGACATACCAAAATGCTCCCCTAACCTTTTCTGCTGTTTAGCATTCAAAACAACCTCACCCGGTGTGAGCATTGCCGGAACTGTATCTGTGTTCTTTTTAGCCATTTATTTTTTTAATACATCAAGACTGCCACCAGCAGATTTCGGGTATTTTAGTCCTGTTGCCTTTTCTATTGCCTTGGTTCTTTTGGTTGCCTTTCCATGTGCATCACGAGCCTTTTGCTTTTTTAATAATTCAGGCAAAACCATATTTCCACCAGATATAAACTTATCCCACAAATCATTCTCTAAATCAGGAGCGTTCTCTAAACTTTTGCGATATTCCCTGCCGGATTGTTTTTTTAATACTTTTCCACCTTTTTGATAAAACTCTTTTTTGGGTTGTGGTGAGAAGGCTTCTCCCTCTCTTCCACCTCTTCCAGCTCTTATCTTCTCTTTTAATTTTAGGTATTTATTCGCCTCACCCCTTGCAGATGGCTTTGTTAGTTTACCGGACTTAACTTTTTTTCTAAGATTGCTCATTTTAGTGTCAGTTGCCTTTCCCCATCGGTAATCCTGTGCTTTATCTTGTCGTCTGCTCACCTTTCCCTCTTCTATCATCCTCAATCGATAATCGTGAGAAGTTTCTGGTATCCCTCTTTTTCTAGCTATTTCTCTAGCTGATTTTGACCTACCAGTCTTTGGTATAAGACTCAGATATTTCTTTACTTTTCCACCTGTTTGTAATCCTACCTTTTTGCGAAGTTGACCTAACTTTTTACCAAGATACCATTTGCCTTCTATTTTGGCTTTTGCCCTTCTTTCTCCAATTTTTTTACCAACTTTATGACCAAGATAACCCCCCACTGCTCCTCCTACTAATCCTTTTCCAAGCATCTTGGCACCTTTTTTAGGAACAAGACCTTTAAAAATGCCACCCTTTACTACATCTTTTTTTGAGTGTTTTTTACTCTCTTCGCTCGAAGCAAAACGCTGACCCAATATACCAGACCCATAATATGAACCTAAGAAAGCCCCCTTTTTTCCAGCCTTTTTTATAGCCTTTTTTTGTTTTAAAGTAAATCGTGGAGTAACATTAACATCCATTTTTGGTTGTTCTTTAAAACTTTCTACCTTGTATTTCTTTGCTTTCCCACCTGTTTTATATTTCTTTAACAACATTACGATGCTCCTTTTTGCTTGTTCGCCTTGTCATGCTCAATTCTAAGTTTCTCTTCGTCTGTAATCATACCTCTTTCAATCTTTTGATTTTCTAATAAAGCTTTTGTTCTCTCTATATCACCCTGTTCTTGTGCTGATTCAGATTGAGATTGAAGCATATTCGTTATAAACTCTAACATCTTGTCAGAACCCTTTATTGGGGCATATTCCACAAGTGTCTGTATATCAACCAATGCTGGATTTATCTGACCAATAACATTTACCATAGCCAACATCTTGTTAAAATTCTCTTCCTTGTTGGTAACATTCTCATCACCCTCATCCAGCTCAACATATATCGAAGGATTTTTTACACTGTTTATGGTCTGACCTACCATTGAAAGATTTACAATCGCTTCTGCAAAAACACCCTCGTTCTTTGTCTCTACAATTCTATTTTCCTCAGAATAAACCCATCCAAAATTGTCCAGAAAATCCTCTGCAATTACCTTTCTTAATCGTGAAAGATTTTTAAAATATGGGTTAATTGCAGCAGCTGCCCTCTCTACCTTAGCCTCAAACAATACACCCGATTCCCCACTTCTCGCTGTTTCACCCTTCATTGCCTCACTTACTAAACTGACCCTCTGGGCATATGCAAAAGAATTCTCACTGTTTGTTAAAATATCCGGTGGAACTGTCTGGGGTGGCATCTTCTGAGGCATGAGTTGTGGGTTGTTCAGTTCGTATACTTGATTTGGCTGATTGCCATGCGTTTTTAATTTCTTAACTGTTTCTTTCTCACGCTTATCAATAAAAATACCACCCGACAATATCTGTGTCACATAATCCCTCACCTGTGATTTTGCCTTGTTTACATCATCTTGAACATCTATCAGAAGGTCTACAAGAGATGTTTGCTCTGAAACCTGCATATTGTAATTATAAGAGAAAACCGGGAAAACATCAAAATTAGATGTGGGGTTTGGCATATCTGTATCAAGAACAACTGCGTTGCTAAAGTGAGGTATAATTGCAGTTACATGAATTCTGTCCTCATCAAACTCTGATATCTTCTGTATGTTTGGATTTTGGCTTGATATCTTATTAAAATCACCCCTTGGAAGATTCATATAATTCTCACCATCAAATATCCGGTACATCTTCCGGGTGACCCTTTCTTGCATCTCTAAAATCTTGTATCGGTCATTCTCTTTATCATAACCCTCTGAGTTATTAGAACTAAACTCTTTGTTAGCAAACCTCTGGAATACCTGACTTAACTGGTTCCACCAGTTTACCTTTTCAACAATTTTGTACTCTTCTGGCTTTATTCCATACTTTTCTTTAATGACCGAGAGGGGTTCCCAACCCTCTTTAATTATCCAACGACATTTTTCGAGCCTGTAGTCTGAACCTTTTGTTTCCGGGTCTGGGAACACCCTCATGTTGTTCAATACTTCGTAGTGAAAATCCAAGTATCCTTCATTGGTCATTTCAAAACTTCGCTGTATCCAACCACCTACCCTCGTACTTAAAGCATCTACGAAAGCAATCTGTAACTTATCCTCAACATCATGCTTATCAACAAGAGCGTTCCATCTGCCCTGAATAATATCGCAAATATCTATGCTGTCCCTTGTGGTAGGTTTAAAACTTGCACTTCTTCTGTTTAACTGCTCGTTACCCTGAAGAGTTGAAATTATGGGTACGATAATATTGTATTTTAAGGTGGGTTTTTTCAGCTTTTGTGCAGCTGATATCTCACTGCTAGACCATGAGTTATTGTTTACATATCTAACAGCTTTTTCGGAGGCAGTTCTGGCATCTGTGAAAGCTCTCACAGCAAACCTATATGCCTTTAAAACTTTATCTGATGTGGTGGTTTCTCCTCCGGTTCCCCCGGATGTCCCACCCGACTTGTTACCTTCGTCAGCTAAAGTCCATGTTTGGCTTTTATACCAAGTGGATGATGTTGCCAATTATAAAGTTTTCCAGTTTCCTATTCCATCGTTTCCTCTATCTTTTACTCTAGAACGCCATCCTCTCTCACTCTCATTTTCATCGCTTATTCCCTGAAGTAGTTTCGTTGCTCCATACCTAAGAGCATCATAATGATGGTCTTCTGAATGTGTATCAATATCTTCAGGGTCGTTTTCAGCTGCTGGTAAATTAGGTATAGTTTCTATACAGTTCAAGCAATTATCTGTAACTCTTATTTTTGCGTTACCTTTAAAAGGTACTTCAAAGCACTCATAAACCACTTTTGCCCCGGATTTTCTGTCATTGTTCCCTTTGCTTAAATGTATCCCCTCATCTCCATAAAACATCTGTGGAGAATATAACATACCCTCTTTTTCTGAATGTTTTGCCCAATATGCTGGGTCTGCAATATCATCATCAAAATCTGGTGTTTTAAGTTTATATTTTTTCCATGAATATTCAATTACCTTTTGGGCTTGTTTACTCGCTGAAAGACCTCTTTCAGTAATCTCATCAAAAATGATAAGCTCATCATCACTGTTAACAGCAGCGTAAAGACAAACAAATGGATTCTTTGTCCCATAATCATAAAATCTATACAGCGAATGTGTCTCTTTAGTGAACTGTTTCCCATATGTGAACTTCTCCTTTGGGATTACATGGTGAACTATATTAAAATTATCAAAAAATGTCCCGGCAAAAACATCCCATCTCCCCTCAAGCCACATTGCTCTTAATATTGGATTTAACTTCTTTAACTTTCTTACATAACCGGGGTCGTTATTAGTCAGTGTCGGATTATCAAACACTGTTGCCGGGATAAATTGGTAGGTAATTTTTTCATCATCTTTAAACACCTTTCCGGTATCAAATCTCTGATAATGAACATCAAATTCTTTATTATATACTTTATCACCCACCGGAACTGGTGGGCATCTTTCCACAAATCTCTTTTTAAGCCAAATATGTCCAATATTCCCCGGATTGGATGTAAGACACATCTGTGGTGGAAGCTCTTTGTTACTGGTTCTTACACTGGTGGATAGCTCGTCTACCCAAGTTTCTGGGAACTGGTTAGCTTCATCTATGCCGATGAAGTTATAATTTCCTCCAATGTAGTTGTCTAATGCTCTTCTATCTTGACAATGTACGAGATATACCTTTGCTCCACTTGGGAATAGGTAACATTTATTTCGCTCCTGCCAACTGGCGTTGTAGAGCTTGTATAACTTATTACATTCGGGCTTGAGATTCCTCTCAAGTTGGGGATAAGTTCTTCTGACAAGTAACGCAATGTAGTCTGGGTAATCGATACTGAGTTTTTCCACCCGGGCTTCAACCAGCTGATTATCACCTCGAAGTGATTTCGCTTCTTTTTCACATATTTTGTCACCCTTGTAAAGATAATGCCATTTTCTCGGTGTTAGTGCAGCCTTCCATGCAAGTGTAAAACTCTTACCACCACCCCTCGCTCCACCATAAAACACCCAATTGGCTGTTGATTGTAGAAATTCAATCTGTTTTCCATCATGTGGCTGGAATGTGTATTCATTCTTCACGAATTCGCTTAAATATATGAACTATCGGCAAAAGAAACATTTTTGACATATCGTCATCCCCACCTTTAACCACCCTAACATCTTTTCTCCAAAAATTCTTCTTACTACGCTGATAATTCAAATCCTTTTTTAACTCTTCAGTGTCGTAACCAATGAATCCAACCATCTTATCATCCTTATACAAACAATGAATCCAATAATCAGACTCAGTTACAGAAATTCCTGAAGGCTTGTCTGTTCTATCGTTCCAAAACTCAATCGCAAGATTTCCAGTTTTTATCCATGTGTCCCTTTCAGATTTAATCTCACACTTATCCCCCTGTGACTTTAAAATCTTACCAAAATCACCCTCTCCCTTTTCGCCAAATGCTAAATCTATATCGAATTTAGAGAGTTGTTTCCTTTCGTCTTCAGAAGGGTAGGTCATCAGTAACAGTTTCCTGTTTTGCATCTCCTATTAAGTTTTTGATTTCCTCTTTTGACATCCCGGTTGTCTGGTCTGTCTTAACCTCACTCGGACTTTCTTCGTCCCGGTCTTCCCATTCTTTAATCCTGAGTCCAAGGTAAGTGTCTCCTGCCTTCGATACATTATTCCACGCAGCTAATGAGTACTTAACACCATTTAGCACTAAACTACCAGTAAAATCCGGCTGATTATCTGACTCCTTTTTGTCATTGTTCCATAACTTGCCCTGACCCTCTTTATCCCATTGATTTAGATTTGTCGACATTTTCTTCCTCTTTTCTTTTAATTGTGTTATAAAATTCTGCGTATGTATCACATTCGCTACTCGAACAACTTAAATTTGCAACTATACCATCATCTTCCATACCATAGTCCTCATATGTAAAATCACCACCCCAAATTAACTCCGAACCACAAAACCAGCAACTTGATTTCATTGTTTTTTTGTTGTACCAAACTTTCTATACCTTCTTTGCTTTTGCATTGGGGTTTCTTCATCACCCTTCCATCCTGTACCATCGTTTACCCACCATCCATTTCCATTTTCCTGAAAAAACATATTTTTCTCCTTAATGTACTCAGGGTCGTTTAAACCCTTGTAAGGAAATTCTCTTTTTAATCTCTTCCAGTGAACTGCCTCCATTTCCCTGCCATGACTCATTTCGTTTCTCCTATGTAATCTGATTTGTTGTTGTAAAAACTTAAACCTGAAATTCATAGGGCAACATCTTTAGTCTCGCCAACCAAAAATAACCTACTTAAAAACACCTTCTTGTTCAAGTTGTTCATGCTGCCCCATTTATAAGCATATCTACCTCATCCAGTTTTCTATCTTTATACATAAATTTTTTATGTTTCAAGAAAGCTTCATTGTTATACTTTGGAGTTAAATGTTCAATGAAAAATCTTTCAACACTCAAAAGATTTTCCTGTGGAACTGGTAGATATAATACTTTGTTAAAATCCTTAACTAACATATGTTGAGAAATTCTGTTTGCTAAATTTATAGATTGACCTATATATACAATCTCGATATTATCAAGTAAAAAATAAACACAGGATGGTGTACATATAGGAAATTCAATAAGTTCCTCTGAATGTTTCATAAGTTCATTTGGAATAACTTTTGGTTTTTTAATACCAGCACTGAAACTGTAGAATTTTGAAATAATTTTAAACCCATCATAACATTCCACAAGCTCTTCCTTTATCCAATTTATTACTTCACTGATTTTATAAGCCTTTTTACCATTAAAAACATAGTGTGGAACAAGCCCTTGGTTATCATATTTTGCAAGTGTTTTTTTCGGTAACCATTCTCTTAACTCTTTTATCTTTTTTGCATTCACCAACTGCTTAAATGTCTTTAATGATGCTCCTAATGTGAAATTTTGCTCCATTCTATTTATCCTCTCTTAATTTAACATTCATCTCGTTCTTTCGGTTTGTTACTACCTGTGGGTAACTCAAACCCTCTTCACCATCCATGAACTGTAAACCACCACCATCAAATGGGTATTTAACTATCCTGAGTGGATTGTTATCACCATGCCATCTCTTCATAGGTGTCCCAACTGCCTTACCACGAGAACACTTACAAGCCATGTTCGTAATGTGATAAACACTGTTCTTAATGTTCGGGTCTTCAACCCAAGGAACCCAGCCTGTACCATCACAATAGTAACAATTGTTAATACGCTCCATCTAATTGACCCTCCTCTTTGTAAACACTCTTTTCAAAGTTTTCTTTTCTTTTATATATTTTCTTTTCTTTTGGTTCTTTATTAATACTAATATATACTATACTATACCTAAGCCCCTTAGAAGCCCCTTCGAAGCCCCTTGTAAGCCCCTTCCAAGCCCCTTCAGGGGTCAACAAGCCGTTATCGTCTAATAATTTGATAATTTGTCGGTGTGCAAGATTGGAATTATTGAGCTCACTACCCTTTTGCTGAAATTTAATAAATTTGGGAATGAAAAATTTATCATCATCAATTTTAACAATTCTTCCATTGAAAACCTTTAGTATTTCACCCTCTGTGAACTTTAAACCACTTAGTATGTAACCAACCATCCCAAAGTTAATGCTCCAAAATCCTGCGTTGTCACACTTCTTTGTGATGTATTCCCAAAATAACTTGTATTGATTAGGTAACTCCTGAAACCATGCCTTCTCGTACAAACCTGTGTCAGTGAATCTCTTTGCCATGTTTTACTCTCTCTTTTTTAGTGTATGTTTCTGAATCGCTCTTTATTCTCTCTATTAATTCAGCCCTAGTGTCTCCCTCTGCTATTGTAATGTATACCCCAGACTTTGTCCTCTTCTTTGCGTAAAATTTTGGTTCTTTCATTTGTAATCCTTCTGGGCAAATCCTGCACCCAACGAATGGTCGTGTATGTCAGAATCAAATCCATCATCCTCATCTCCAACATCCCTGTAATTAATAGTGTCATCACTCCACCTGTTCCGGTTTAACCACCTCCTGACATCATCCCAATCGTATCTAATCGTCTTTCCCTGTAAATCGGCTGTGTTATCTATAGCTACAGGCATACCTGCCTGTCTCCACCTATATATGGTCTGGCGAGTAACCTCTAGTAAATTACAAAGGTCAGTCGTCTTTATTAATTTCTTGATTTCCATTCTTTTTGGGTTGGTTAAATATTGACATGACTTTCTTTATCTCATTCATGCCCATTGTGGCACTTTTATTGGAAAATCTGTCGAAAAAACTGTCTATAATACTGTTTATCTGATGTTCCCTCATTTGATGAAATGAAGATACCTCGTTTAAAAGCTTCTCGTAGTGCTCTTGCTGCTTGGATAACTCTTTAAAGTGCTTTTTTATCGTGATAAACACATACAATCTTAACACCATTGTGTAACTTATGTCAACCAGAATATTTCACCTGTTTTGTGTAAGAGCTGTATATATACCAAGGCATGGGGGGGGCTCCCTTCGGGTGGGTGGGATGCCACCCCCTACCTATGCTTATGCCACGCCCATGCATCAGCCTCAGCCCATCATCATGTATGGTGCTATGTGTTGGTATTGCTACACATACACAGTAGTGAGAGTGCAACAATATGTATATAATGTTTCACTTCGAGGAGGATTTGACCACATCATACCAGCACCACATCCCCCGGTGTGAAGCCACCCTGAATCGTAGCATCCTTACCCCC